CCTCAGTCCCTTTGCCGCCTTCGGTTGCGGTCGTGCCGTGGTACAGGCGCATGGGCGTCTTGCTTGGCTCAAGGAACTTGGCAAGGTTGGCGTCGCGCTCTACAGCAGGCAGGACATCACGGTCAGCGAACAGCTTCTTGAAGCCCTTTGCCGCGCCCTTGGCGATGCCGCCAGCTTGCATGGGTGCGCCACCCTCAGCCATGAATTCCAGCTTCTTGAGGCCAGCCTTACCACCTTGCGCCATGCGTTGGGCCACAGCTTGCGCCAAACGGGCGTCAGAGGCACTGATGTCTACCTTGCCACCCTTTGCCATGCGGTTGGCGATTGCCTGCGCTAGGCGGGCGTCTGATTGCTTAATGTCCACAGAGCCGCCTTTCTTGTAGCCCTCCTTCTGGAGGAACGTCAGGTAGTCCTCGTCCACGAATTGGGACGGTTCCGCTCTTGACAGGTCGTAGTAGTTGACAGGGGATGGCCTGTCGTTTTTATCCTTGCGGCCTTCACGCGACTTGTAGAAGTCACGCATGGCCTTGTTGGGAGGCACGAGTTGGTACTTCATGCCAAGGTCAGTGCCAGTCACCTGCAAGGGGAATGCCTCGTTCAGGTCTGAGCGCTCAATAATCTTGCCATCCATCACAAAGAAGCGGTTGCCAACATCGTATGTACCAGCGTCAATCAAGTCAGGGTCAGTCTCGCGCCTGAGAATGGAATCCATCTGGCCTGAGTCCTTCCACGTCTCGCCCTTGTTCTCTTCTTTGAATGCCTTGCGTCGCATTTGCCCCTTGACGCCCTCACCAAGCAAGACGTCACCAACTGCGGAACGTCGAGCAAAGGAGTTAGCCGCGCCCAGTGCGCTAGGGTCAGTCAGGTCGAAGGCGTCATCAAACAGCAGTACGCCAGTCTTGTCGTCAGTCGCGGCCCTGATGCGGTCGTTCATCAGCTTGATTTGACCAGCAGGAACATTGCCTGCCTTCACCGCGTTTTGGAATTCTTTGATGGCGTCCTTCAGCACGACGGTGTTGCTCTTGTGTTGGTTAGGTGAGCCAACGAAGGTCGTCCAGATTGACTTCTCTGGGTCGTTCTGCTTGACCTTCTTCTCGGCGGTTGTCTTGTTGCCAAAGCCCCAGACGGTGTTGGCGTTCTTGTGGGGCAGTGAGTAGTGCTGGAGGCCAGAGAAGCCTACGCCACCACGGTTGGAGCCGAACACCCTTGAGCGGTCAGCCTCTGTGAAGTTGAGGGTCTTGCCCTCTGCGCCGACGGTGCCGAGCGCTTCAGACATCCGCATGGTTGCGGGCGCGAGAGGGTCAGCATACTGAGCGCCAGCCGCGTACTTCTGGGCCAGCTTCTCTTCTTCGGTCATCAGCAGGCGCTTTGCCGCGTTAAGACCACCCTTCACTATTTTGGATTTTGGGTCTGCCATTCGTTACACCGCGTATGGGTTGACCCGCTCTTTGCGGGCATAAGCATAGTCATCATCGTCATCATACCGAGGCTCTGGGTTAATGTCGAGGAAACCCATGTCCTTCATCAAGCGAATCGCTTGCGTTGCGCTATCGACGTAGTCGTCATGCGTCGAATCAGGGAACGAGCATATCTGCGACAGGAACCCTTCGCACCAGTCCTTGACGTAGCCCTTGCGCACGGACGACTCAGGCAACCAGACGCGCCCAGTGGCGAAGATGGATGCCGTGATTTGCAGGCGTTGCATCTTGTCAGCCTTCCCGGGGTTGTAGCCACGCACAGGCAGGTGAGCCGCACGCAGTTCTTGAATGAGGGAGATGCCTGCCGCCTTGTCCTCCACCAGTATCAGGTCGGGTCGCTTGGCGTCCTTGCCTTCGCCATACGAGACGCGCCACTCCTCCAGCACCTTGGGCTTGAGCAGGGGGAAGGTCAGGTGTTCGGCCCAGCAGTCGATGAGCAGGACAGACATCGGGCCATCCATTGGCTTGAACACGCCCCACGTTGTCATCGCGGTCGGGTCGTTGTACTCCTTGTCACTGAAGGCGCAGTCATAGGACTGGACAATGAACTCGAAGCGAGGGAAGGGCTTGTCCGCTGGGTACAGCTTGAACATATCGCGCCCCACCACCTTGCCGTCTTCGAGGTCAACGAGCATACCCATGACCTCCTGCTCGTACAGCTTGGAACCCTTGTACTGCTCCAACTGGTTGCGGAAGGTCGAGGCGAGGTTGGCCTCGTTCTCGTAGGTGCTGGCGCGGTCAATCACCACGTCGTCACCCTCACGGCCCACGAGGTCGATGATGAGGTCTTTGGGGCGCGGTGTCGTGGTCACGATGACACGAGGTCGGTCACCCAGACGCAAGCCCATCATCATCATGTCCCACGCTTCCCCTGCACCAAGGTACTGGAATGCCGCCAACTCGTCACACCATGCGAAGTGGAACTGCGGGCCACGCAGACGCTCGTAGGAGTCGCCAGAGATGCCTCGGATGATGGAGCCGTTGGACAGCTTAATCTGGTGGTCTTGTTTATTGTAGTCAACCACCAGTTCGGTGGGGATGCAGGCGAGGAGGCCAGACTGGCCCTCAAAGCAGGTGAACTTGATGTCGTTAGATGTGGGCGCGAGGACAAGGCAACGGGAGTTCGGATTCGTCCACGCCCACCACCAGAGCGCCTCAGCGGCGGAGCGGGTCTTGCCTGCCCCTCGGCCTGCCAGCATCATCCAGACGGTGTAGTCCTGCTCAAGGGGTGGAGGTATCTGGTAGCGGTGGGCGCTTGCCACCCAAGCGGCGTGGGCAATGTATGCGATGCGGTCATGCTCAGGCTTGGCGTTGAACTCCGCCTGCACCTCTGGGTCTTCGAGCAACTCAGCCAGCACGCTTGGTCATCTCCATGTTGCGGATGATGTCGAGGAACTTGTTGGCGTTGGTGTCCTCGGTCTTGATGGCGGCTCCGCCCTCCACGCCTTCGATGGCAACGCGGTCGCCGTACTTGGTGGGGTGGAACTTCGCCAGCAACTTCAGGCGCGTCTCAATCTGTAGTTTACGGTGGCCCAGCATATCCTCGATGGTGGTCGATGACCCCTCGTCGGTCATCACCTGCTTCTGGCCCAACTGGATGGTGTCAGCAATCAGCAAGCATTCCTCAGCCAAGGCGTCGTAGCCAATGTCGCGTGCGCGTGCGATGGATGCGGAAAGAGACTCGTCGCGCCCCATCCAATCGTAAACCGTCCTCCACGCAGGGAACCCCTCGTTGTCTCTGCATATCTGCCTCAATGGCACTCCCTCGCTCAACTGCTCACAGATGATGCGTGCTATCTCAGGGTCGTACTTTGAGGGGCGTCCCATCTTCTTGGGCGCAGGAGGAGTCTTTTCGGGCGTGGGGATACCTCGGGCCTGTGTCTTGGCCTTCGGCGTCTTGGCGGGCTTTGTAGCCGCCTTCTTGGTGGTTTCTGGCATAACCCGTATTCCCCGTGAAATGTAAGCGAATGGACGTAGTGTATTCGATTCGCTTTCATTTCGCCACCTTGGTGCTGGTAGTAGGACTTGAACCCACAACCTCCCGCTTACAAGGCGGATGCGCTACCAGTTGCGCCATACCAGCCGAGATGCTGTCGGCCCGCCTACACGGAAACCGACTCGGTTTTATTTCGCTTTGGATTCGCTACACAGGCTTCCGACATAAGCACGCGGGCTTTGCTTGGCGCACTCTTCGGGGGTCAGTGTGAAGTCTGGAACCCATGCCGCAAGCACGAAAACCAGAGCCATCATTGTACCAATGACGACCTTTTCCAGCAAGGTTTCTTCTCTCATTTCTCCTCCAAAACGATTTTCTCCAGCACCTTCATGGACACGCAAAGGTCGTCATGCAGGTAGTCTGGCAGGGTTGACTTTGTACTGAACGCCCACGACTCCAGCGCGGACAACAACTTGATGGCTTGCAGTGCTTCTTCTTTGGTCATAACGGAGCCTCTGGCAGTTGATTGCGTTGCTGTTGCTGGTAGGCCCGCTCCTGAGCGGCTGTCCACGGCACAGGCCCACCGGGAGGGGGGAAGGGCCATGTGTTCATACGTTCTCCTTGATTTGATAGTCATGGAACACCGCGCCGAGG